GTGGTGGCTAACCCCAGCCTCCCGTGGTAGCGGCGCTGGCGGTCAGATGTTTAAGCAGATTGAACAATGGGCAAAAGATAAAGATGCGTCTGCATTATTTATGATTGCGTTAGAAGACAATCGGGCAAAAAAGATGGAAAATCTATACATCCGCGCTGGGTTTAGACCAATGGAGCGCACATTTATCAAAGAGGTCACATCATGGCAATAGGAACAGCAGCCGCAATTCTTGGAAGCGCAGTGTTGGGTGCAGCAGCGTCAAGAAGCGCGTCTAAAACACAAGCTGGCGCAGCGCAACAAGCCGCCGATGTGCAAAGAAGTCAATTTGAACAAACACGCGAAGACCAAGCGCCTTACCGTCAAGCTGGTTATAACGCACTAGCCAATTTACAAAGCACTGCTGGCAATGTGCCTGCGGCTTTTAAGTTTGGCGCAGGCGATTATCAAGCTGACCCAGGCTACGCGTTCCGTTTGGCTGAAGGCCAGAAAGCGCTTGATCGTCAAGCGGCAGCTCGTGGTGGCTTAATCTCTGGTGGTGCTTTAAAGGCGGCTACTCGATTTGGCCAAGAGATGGGATCGCAAGAGTTTGGCAACGCATACAACCGCGCTTTAACTGGCTACAACACTGAAGTGGCGCGTGAGAACCAGTTGTACAACCGCCAAGCAGCGTTGGCTGGTATTGGTCAAACTGCTACTAATTTAGTTGGCCAAGCTGGTCAAAATTACGCTACCAATGTAGGCAACTTAATGACTGGCGCTGGCGCTGCTCAAGCAGCTGGTCAAGTTGGTATGGCCAATGCACTTACTGGCGGTTTAGGTACTTACCTGAACTATACCCAAAATAATGCCCTATTAGAAGCGTTAAGAAATCGTCGCTCTACTTATGGCGGCCCATCAAATGCTGAACTTGAAGCACAAATGTACGGAGGTGGTTAATAATGGCACTTGACCCAAACATCGCTCTTAGCGTTAGGCCACTTGAAGTTCCTAACCAGTTGGCGCAATACGCGCAGTTATCTCAAATTCAAAACGTTCAAAACCAAAACCGCATGGCTGACATGCAATTGCAGGAATACGAACGCGCGCGTGCAGAAGAAGAAGGCTTGCGTAACTATTTAACTAGAACTGATCTTACAAACCCAGAAAACCGCGCGGGTTTGTTAAAGTTTGGTAAAACTGGTCGGGAATATGTTAAAACTTTAACTGAGCAAGATACTGCCGCACTTACCGCAAAAAACGTACAGTCGCAAATAAACGAGCGTGATTTCGGACTTCAAAAAAAGAAACTTGATTTTGCGTGGGGTTCTGTTGGTTCTGCGCCAACACCTCAAGATGCCATTCAAAAAATTACCGAAGGTATGAGAAACGGCATTTTTGATATGAAAACTGCGACAGCAGATATTCAGAAACTTCAAAATATGACGCCTGAACAGTATCAACAATACAGAGTTCAAACAGTCATGGGCATTTTGGACGCCAAAGACAAACTTGGGTTTATGTTGCCAAAGACACGCGATCGAGACACTGGCGGTGTGATTCAAGTTATTCAAGACAATCCTGCATTGCCAGGTTACGGTTTGCCGATTGCTGGTGGGGCTATACCCAAAACAGCAACACCAGGCGAAAAACTGACCGATGCGCGCGCCAGAGAAAACATTGCGATCAGCCAAGAAAGATTAAGACGCGACAGCGATCCAGTGGTTCAACAAGCGTTGGCAAGCGCTAGAGCAACGGGTGAAGCGATCGCCAAAGGTGACGTGGCGGCTAGACAAGCATTGCCTAAGATCATTAGCGACGCGCAATTGGCGCTTGACGTTGTTGATCAGATGGTCGGCAAACAAGAAGTGCGCGACAAGAACGGCAAACTTATTCAAGCGGCTACAAAACCCCACCCAGGCTTTCAAGATGCTGTGGGCGCCACGTATTTACCCGGCGCTCGCTTTGTGCCTGGTACAAATGCGGCCAGCTTCCAAGCATTGCAAAACCAAGTTGAAGGCACTGCATTCTTGTCAGCGTTTGAAGCACTTAAAGGTGGCGGCGCTATCTCTGAGAAAGAGGGCGAGAAAGCTACCGCTGCTCGTTTGCGTATGACGTTGGCTCAAAACGAGCAAGAGTACGTCAAGGCCGCGCGCGAGTTCCAAGACATCGTTCGTACCGGCGTGCAAAATGCACAACGTAAAGCTGGCGGCGGCGCGTCAAGCCCCGCGCCAACTAACGCTGCTAACATTGACGCGCTTCTCAAGAAATACGAGTAATCATGGCCACACTTGAACAACTCACGGCAGCGTTGGTCAAAGCCGATGCCGCAGGAAACACCGCAGACGCTAAAGCCTTTGCCGACGAGATTCGACGAGTGCAAGCCGCGCCTGCGTTACCTACCTCTTTGCAACCCTCAATGCGCGCTGACACAGGCATACCCGTTGAGCGCAAACCGCCTACAACATACGAGCGCGTTCGTGAGTTCATCACACCTACAGTTGAGATGCTGGGTGCGGCAGGCGGTGGTTTAATTGGCGCTGGCGCGGGTACTATGGTATTGCCCGGCGTTGGTACAGCAACTGGCGCAGTAGGCGGCGCAGGACTTGGCTACGGCATGGCCAAAGAAGCGCTTAACCTAGCCGACATTTATATCGGCGGCAAAGCCCCACGCCAAGGCGCAGCGCAAGTTACTGAGCCAGTTCGTAATGTGCTTGAAGGCGCGACCTTTGAGGCTGGCGGTCGTGTTCTTGGCCCCGCCATTGGTTATGTGGCGGGTAAAGTCGCTGACTTGCGTCAGATTCCTCAACAGAAAGCCGCTAAGATTGTAAAAGACGCGCTTGGCCCTGACTTTGAACAAGTCACCAACGCCCTTCGCGCTGCCCAAGGCAAAGGTGTTAGCGCTGCACAAGCCACGGCTGAAATTAACAGCCCAACATGGCAAGCACTAATTGACCGCGCTACTGCACGCGACCCACGATTCCTTCGTGCGTTAGAAGACACCCAAGGCAAAGAGTCTGTAAACGCTCTTGCTAGGTTAGCAGGCGGTGCTACTGCGGCTGAAGCGCGCGGTACAGTTGAGCAAGCCAAAGCTAACCTTAACATGATGACCACCCCTCAACGCGAAGCTGCACTTAACCGTACAAACTTAGGTAAAGATGTAGCAGCCTTTGAAGCGCAGGCAGGCAAGCTCAGCGCTGAAGCGGCGGCTGAAGTTCAAAAAGTGCGTGATCTTATTAGCGCAGGAAACGCTGCTGAAGCGTGGGCACGCCTTGATTTGATCAAACGTAATTTGCCAGTTGGCGCAACTAAATACACCTACGCTGGTGAGTTGGCTGAAAAGGCGTTTAACGAATGGTCAAACAAAGCCGCACAAGCATCGCTTGATCTTGGTCAAGGCGCTAGATTTGCTCAGAGCGCCGCAGACGCGCTTCGCTCAGTTGGTATCAAACCCCTTGAAGGTCAAAAACTGGCGCAAAGCATTTCCACAATTGCCAACAAGCCCGAGTTTGCGGGCAACGATGTATTGGCTGGCGCAGTTAAAACCGTGGCTGATGACATTGCCAAATGGACTAGCAGCGGCGGCGTTATTGACGCTCGCGCTTTGGACGCAATTCGTAAGAATTCTGTCAACGCCGCCATTCAAAAATTACGCCCAGGCATGGACGCGACCGCCCAACGCAATCTTGCGGCCAGCGTTTTAACGGATATTCGCCCCGCTTTGGTTGACGCCATCGAAGCAGCCGGTGGCACTGGCTATCGTCAATACTTGGCTGATTACACCAAAGGCATGAGCGCAATTGCTGAAAAGAAACTGACAGGCGAAGCCTTACGTTTATGGAAAACCGACAAAGATGCGTTTGTGCGACTGGTGCAAAACGAATCGCCTGAAGCTGTTGAGAAGATTCTTGGCCCAGGTAAATACAACATCGCCACTGAGTTGGCTGATGACGCTATGGCAGTTTTGCAAAACCAAGCAAAAAAGCGATTGACTGAAATTTCCGTTAAAGAACAAGTTAGCGCGGGTCAAGACGCATTGAAACAGTTGTTGCTAGACAACATGTCTAAGCTGCGTGTGCCATCCTACTTGAGCGCTGTGGCCGCAACAACCAACAAGGCTTTGCAAATTTTGGAAAACAAGATTGGCGCTAAGACAATGAGTACGCTGACCGAAGGTTTAAAAACGCCTGAAGGTGCGGCTAAGTTGCTTGAGACATTGCCTGCTGCGGAGCGCAACCGCGTGATCAAACTGATTTCTGACCCGTCTATGCTGGGGCAGACAAGCGCTAAAAAAGCTGCTGAAGCAATTCGCACCGGCACGGTCACTACTGGCGTCAATATGTTGGCGCCCGAGCGCAACAACGAGAATGCACTAAACAATCAGCCAGTGCGTAGGATTGAATTAACTGGAATGGCTAACTGATGGACACTCAAGTTTTATTCAACATCGCGGTCAGTCTGGCGGGGTTCTTAGGTGGTTGGGTGCTGAACAACATCTACCGGTCACTGGAACGCCTCGACACAGACGTGCGGGCCATGCCTTTGAACTACGTCACACGCGATGACTACCGCGCCGACATGCGCGATGTAAAGGACATGCTCGGTAAGATATTTGACAAACTGGATTCTAAAGTTGACAAATGATCATCGACCCCATCACCGCGCTCGAAGGATTACAAAGTGCGATTAGTGTAGTCAAAAAAGCAAGCAAGGTCGCAAGTGACCTAGCAGGCTTGGCTCCATCCATCGCCAAGATGTTTGACGCCAAAAGTACCGCTACCAAGGCGATGCTTCAGGCCAAGCGTACAGGCGGTAAGTCTAACCTTGGCGCTGCGCTACAGATTGAGATGGCGCTCGATGAGGCCAAGCGGTTTGAAGAACAGCTAAAGATGCTGTTCATGCAGGCTGGTCGCATAGACGTGTGGAACGCCACCAAGGCTCGTCAGGCCGAGATGGACAGAGATGACGCCAAGGAAATGGCGGCGTTGAAAGCGGCAGAAAAGAAACAAAAAGAAGACGAACAAGAGCAAATGGCGTGGGCAGTTGGTACTGTCGTGATCGTAATGCTTTTGGGCGCAGTTGGCTGGGGCATTGCTGAGATACAGGATTTCTGTGCCAAGACAAGGTGTGGTCGGTGAATGAGTACCAGAAACAGTTTGACCTATTCCTCAAAGTCTTTGTCAGACTGTGCGTTGCGTGGTGGGTGCTTGGCCTGCTCCAGTATCTGCCTGACGAGCTTGCAGGCAAAATTGTAAATAAACTTCTTGGAATGATTGGACTTTAAATGCTAACCTTACTTTCTACCCTTGTCAGTTTCTTAATGGGCGGCTTGCCCAAACTCTTAGACTTCTTTCAAGATCGTTCGGATAAAAAGCACGAGTTGGCGCTAGCGCAAATGCAGATTACCCGCGAACTAGAACTGCGTAAAGCTGGCTTTGAGGCGCAAGAGCGTATTGAACACATCAAGTCAGAGCAGTTGGAAACAGAAAGCGCGGCCAGCACCAAGCAGGCTTTGATTGGCGCGCAGCAGGCTGAGATGCAAGCCGTCTACGCTCACGACACCGCGCTTAACGAAGGCACTAGCGAATGGATGAAGAATCTGCGCGCTAGCGTGCGCCCTGTGATCACTTACGGTTTCTTCTTTTTGCTAGTCTTCGTTGACGTTGGCCTGTTTGCCTACGGCTGGAACAGCGGCGTGTCGTTTACTGAGTTGGCCGAGATGCTGTGGGACTCTGACACCCAAGCGTTGTTTGCCAGCATCATTGCGTTTCACTTTGGCGGCAGAGCGTTTGGCAAATGAAAATTTCAGCCAAGTGTTTACACATGATTCGCCATCACGAGGGCGTGAGGCAGAATCCCTACAAATGCCCTGCAAAGCTGTGGACTGTGGGCGTGGGGCACGTCATGTTCCCAGAGCAGGGCAAACTCAAAATAGACCAGCGCGACGCCTTTGTGCCCCCGCCAGAGGCCATGCGTAAGCACTCAATGGAGGAAGTCGATGCAATACTTAGGGCCGATCTTGCTCGGTTTGAGAAAGGCGTGGCTACTTATTGTCCTGTGCCTCTTACTCAAGGACAGTTTGACGCGCTGGTTTCATTTTCTTTCAATGTAGGGCTTGGCACTCTCCAGAGGTCAACCATGCGGCAAAAGGTGCTGCGTGGTGACATGGAGGGCGCTGCCGAGGAGCTACTGAAGTACTGCATGGCTGGCGGCAAGGTCTTAAGGGGCCTCCAGACGCGTCGGATTGACGAACGGGCGCTATTCCTTAGTTAAGGCGCGATACGCCTCAATAGCGGTCTTTAAATCGCATTGCAACTGCTGTATGCGGTCATCTTGCTCACACAGCTTGGCGTAGGCTTCTTCGGCAAACTTGGCCAAGTTAGCCTGGCTCCATGTAGAAAAGTCTGGTCTGTTGGTCATGCTCTCTCCTTGATGTCGTAGAACCAATCGTCACCGGCAGACCACTTGCGTGTGCCGTCTACTGTCCACAGGCGCTGCGCCGCTTGGAAGTCAGGGAACTTTGTCTCACTTGGGATCAAACTCTGGTCATACCACAGGCAGCGGTTGTTTGGTTGGCAAGCAAACTGGCCGTTGTCCAGCGCAATCCAATTGAACGACTTGTGTTCCTCGGCCTGCTCTGTGAACCCAGTGTCCAAGTCCATGCCCTCGGCGCAGAAGTCCACCGTGAACAAGTAGCGTCCGAAATGCCACTCTTTGTCTTTGCCAAGAAACTTAACGCCCAGATTACGCAGGCCGATCTTCTCAATGATTGTGAAGCGGTAGCCCATGCAGTCCCAAAGCTGAAGCGTGTCAATCGGCAGATCGCCTGCGTCTTTATGCCAGACGTAGGCGTGGATCGGCAGCTTGTCGTACAAGGCGCCGTAGTTGGGCAACAGCGACTCGATGCGGAACACTTGGCCACGCAAGGCTTTGAGGCTGACCCAGATGGCGGGCTCCAGTTCGCCATGGCCTTTGTGGTCGTTGTACAAGAACTCGCGCTTAACAAAGCACTTCATGGGCGGCAGTGATGCCACGATATAGCTCATGTGTTTTCCTTAATCATTGATTTCTTTCTTTGAGGGTGCGTCTAATTCAAGACGGTAATACTTGGCGGGCATCTTGGCGCTCTTGTCCAAGTGCTTACGCAGCCAGTCAATGCCGCCAAGTTCTTGGAAGATCATCATGTGACGATCCGTGAGCCTGATCTGGCGGCCTTTAAGGGGTTCGGGTGGTTTTGGGCGTGGCACGATGTTGAAGTAAGTTTTTGGTTGTAATGCGGCGATTCCAGCAAAGCTGGCAATGCCATTTGGATCCCATGTCAACGCCGCCTTCGGGCGGCTTGTCTGTCTGGCACTTGGCGCAGAGTTTAAATTTGTGCATTATTTTTGAAGTGATATGGGCATGTAGATACACGCCTTGGACTTGCTGTTCTGCACAACAAGAGGGGCGGTTGGCGCGCACCGTTTGCAGTTCATGCACTTGGCGCATGGCTGGACGGGCGCACACTTAAGGTAGTTAAAAAACACGGGCTTTTTCTGGGGGCGGTGAGGGTAGCAACTCAGACGGCGGTGTCCAGCCGTACTTGCGCCAGATGGCTTGCACGTCAGAGCCTGTTGTCCACTTGAAGTCTTTCAAGGGGACAGAAGGGTAACTGATTTTAGAGTGGGGTGGCAGTGTCATGGTTGTATTGCTCCTTTGAGTAGTTCTAGTCTCTCCCGCGCAACGCGCAGGGTGTTGTAGCGCTGGTGAAGGCGCTGAAGCATGGAGACGCGCTTGGCGCCTTCACGTTCTTCGTTTAGCAGTCTGAGGACTTCTTCCTCTGTCAGGCTGCTTAATTTGTTATTCAGGCTGCGCCAGGTGTCGTTCAATTTTTCTCTCCAGTTCGTAGATTTCTTTTTTGCAGTTAGCGTAGGCGCGGGTGCTAGCGTTAAGGTTGCGCTCTCTGATACGCAATTCAGCCTTGGCCGTCTTAAGTTTGGCCTTCCATAAGTCAAGTCTTTTCATTTTTCTCTTTCAGTTTGGCTTCGGTTTCACGAACAACTTGCATGTAATTGCCAAGCCCCATCTGTATAATTTCTAGATGAGTTAGACCGACCCACTCACGCTTTTGAAAGTGATATGGCTGGCCAATCTCACGCAAGATTTGCTTGCCAAGGTTGCTGTGCTTCTCGACGTCGTTGAAGGCTTCGTCTTCCTCTTGTGTCCAATCAGTCATCGCGGTGCGTCCTCGTAGTTGTCAGGGTTAAACTTGGGCTGTTTAGTGCCCTTGTCCAGTGGGTTTGGAAATGGTGGGAATGGCCAGTTCATTTAAGTTCCTCCATAGCAATGTCAGATATGGCGCGCTTGTCATGCAAGGCCGCCCAGATTTTCTCGTCAACCGTTTTATTAGTCAGCATCACATAGCACCACACAGGGTGTTTTTGCCCGCTGCGGTGCAGACGGCCAATGGTCTGCTCGTATAGTTCCAGACTCCACGGCAGTGACAAAAACACCATGTGACAGCCGCCGTGTTGGAGGTTGAGGCCGTGGCCTGCTGACTTCGGATGGACGGCCAGTAGCCTGATCTTTCCAGCATTCCATCGTTCGATGGCGTCTGGGCTGTCAAGGGTTTGCAAACGTCCGAAGCGCCTTGTAAGTTCGGCAAGTTCTTCTTGGTAGTTGTACACAATGATGGTGTTGGCATGCTGGTTCTCGTCTAGTAATTCTTCAAGGCGTTCAAACTTGTGCAGGCCGTACCAGATCGGGCGCTGGGTAGAGTTAAATTTGCCAGGCACATGCGACGGCGTGGTGATCGTGTCGTACACAAACCCTGACGCCAGTTGTTGCAACTTGCCCGTGACAACAGCCGCGTTGACTGCCGTGATGCCGTCCAGCACGAAGTCCTTTTTCATCTTGTTGTAAGGCAGCAGATCCATGTCGCACTTGACCTCGACAGTATGCAAAGGCGGCAACTTGTCCTTATACTCACCTGCCTCCAAGACAAATGTGGCAGGCTTAATCACGTTCATAACCTTCTCAAGCGAGCCAACGCGAGGCGACCATTCGCCAAACTCTTTATTGATCAGCACAAAGTATTGCTGCATGAACGCGCCCTTGGAACGGCCAAGCAAAGACTGGTCAACAATCTTGCACTGACCGAAGACGTCCTCAAGGCCGTTGCTAGTGAACGAGCCGGTCAAGCCCCAGCGCGTTGTCATGGGGTCAACCACTTTCAGGAACGCTTTGAAACGTGTGCCGGATGGGTTCTTAAGGCGTGTGAGTTCGTCAAACACAACGCCGTCAAAATTTAATTTTTGTTCGGCCAGCCACTGCAAATTGTCGTAGTTGGTCACAACCACTTGGGCGTTGGTTTTGAGCGCCGCCAAGCGCTGTGCAGGCGTGCCAACGCACAGAGCCATGCTCAGACGGTCGCCCCACTTAGGGCGCTCGACTGGCCACACGTCGGTACAGACGCGCTTGGGCGCCAGCACTAGCCAGCGCTTGACGTGGCCATCGCGGATCATCTCCCACATGGCGGTCAGCGTGATGGCCGTCTTACCAGCACCGACGGGCGCCAAGATCATGGCGCGGTCATGCTCGTAGAGAAAGTCAGCGGCTGTCTCTTGATATGGCCTTAACTCCATTGGTCTGCCATCGCGTCGGCGATGCCTTGGTAAGTGGCGCTACGCAGTTTCCATCTGTCAGCGCTTGGTGGCAGTTTGTCTTGGCCATAGTTGTCGCACTGGTTGCCCCAGCGTTTAGCCGGCTTGCCGCTTGGTGTTATGACGACGCGCGGCTCGACCATTTGCGTAGGTGTGAGCAAGGGTAAACCCTTTAGCCAAAGGCAAGTCTTTTTACTGGCGTCGTGGCCAAACTGGTAAGGGCTAATGATCTGGTCAGGCTTGCGGATCCGGCTGCTGATAACGCTAATCGGGTTTTCCACGGCGATGCGCTCAATTGGCGCATCCATCAGGCGCTGCACAAAGTCAAGCGCGTCTTCGGTTAGCTGTGGGTCGCGCAGGCCGCGTGTCGTCCAGTGCATGCCAGACACGGACAAATAGGTGCAAGGCGGGTGGGCTATCATCAAGTCCCAGCCGTCGTTGATGATGTCAAACACGTCGCCTTGATAGTGTGGCCCAGCCACGTCAGTTGGCAGTAAGTCGCAAGACATAGCGGTGTGGCCACGCGCAATGAATGCGTCGCGTACACGCCCGCTGTACTCACACGCTACTAATACTTTTAATCCACTCATCAACTTGTTCCTTAGTCCAAAGACATGCGTAGTTTTGACGCAACAGCATCATGTCGGTTTCAAATAATTTCTGGAGCGCAGACAGTCTGCCACCCTTGGTTTTGACTTCCACAAACCATGTCTGCCCATCGGGTAAACACGCAATGCGATCTGCTACACCTTTGCGCCCAGGCGAAGTAAACTTCCAAGTCCTGCCGCCGATGCTTTGCACCGCCCAGTCAAAATAAATTTCAATTTCTTTTTCACGCATGCCGCAAAGTATACATGTAAAAAAGATTTGCACAACAATTATTTTTGTGCTACATTCAAAGCTCATTAACTAAAGGACAGTAAAGTGAAAAACATTCCAGCATTCCCCGCCATGCACTTTGACTTGGCAGACAACGAACATGGCTTGACCATGCGCGACTATTTTGCAGCCAAGGCCATGCAAACACTTGCTGAGAAATACAGCCATGAAGGTGACGTTTCTCGTAACGCTTACAAAATTGCCGACGCCATGATGAAAGCAAGGGATCAATAATGCAACACTCAAACATCGTAGGCGGCTCAACAGCCAAGCGCGTCATCAACTGCCCCGGCAGTGTGGCGCTGGTGCAGAAGATGCCCCCGAAGCCCTCAAGCAAATACGCTGACGAAGGCACGCTCCTTCACAACGTCATGGCCGAACTCATAATGAGCGAGGAGCCGCCAGAATATTACATTGGCACACGCTATGAAGATCAAATTCTCACGTTTGAACTGGTGGAAGAAAAGATACTGCCAGCCTTGCGCGCCCTCGACGTCATCGACCCTGAGCATAAGATGGAGATTGAAGCAGAGACTAGAGTTGGTTTTGGTGATCTGCTGCCTGGCGTGTTTGGTTCTACTGATCTTATTGGCCGCCTTGGTAATCGCGCCGTCGTTCTTGATTGGAAATTCGGTGATGGTGTCATGGTCGAGGTGGAAGAAAACCCGCAGTTGATGTTCTACGCGGCTGCGGCCATGCGTACACCTGAAGCGCAATGGGCGTTTGAAGGCGTGGCTGAGATTGAATGCGTCATCGTGCAACCGCCTGAGATCCGCCGCTGGGTGACAACGCCTGAGCGCATCGCTAAGTTTGAACTCGAATTGGTGCAAGCAGTTAAGCAAGCAGAAAAGCCTGACGCAAAGCTGACCGTTGGTGACCATTGCCGTTGGTGCGCGGCCAAGCCAATCTGCCCCAAGATGACTGGCGCTGTTGACCGCGCATTGAAGGTGCAACTTGATAATTTAGACGCGCCCAAGATCAGCGCTTATCTCAAGAACGCTGACATGCTTGAAGATTGGATCAAAGACCTACGCGCCCTTGCCTTGCAGATGCTTGAGTCTGGCGCTAAGTTGCCCGAATACAAACTGGTGGCCAAGCGTGCCATCAGGTCATGGTCGGATGAGGAGAAAGCGAAAGTCGCTTTGTTTGCATACGGCCTCACAGAATCTGAAGTGATGGAGACTACTGTCGTCTCCCCTGCGAAGGCCGAGAAGGCGTTGAAGAAACGCAAGATCGGCCTACCAGAAGACCTCGTGGTCGCCATCTCGTCAGGTAACACTTTGGCAAGCGTGGATGATCCACGACCCGAAGTGATGCTCTTGGGCAAACAGTTATCTGCTGCCCTTTCTAAAATCCAGTAAAGGAAAATCATGTCTAGTCTAGTAACCTTCTCTCAAGCAAACCTCCCCGCAGTTTCAACCTTGTCTAGCGCTTTGCGTTCGATCCAAGCCGAAGTCGGCCCAGCCGGTGTTGTCATCCTCAAGATGGACAAAACTGGTCACTGGGTCTTTGGTGCAGATCAAACCGAAGTTGAAGACGACGCTGTTTGGGCTGTCAATCCTTTCTCATTTGTCCACGGCTTTATTGCTTGGGGCGATGGCGAAGTGTTGGGCGAGAAAATGACCAGTGTCAGCAATCCCCTGCCTGCTTTGGATGAGGCGCCCCCTCAAGCCAAGAAGGGCTGGGAGAGCCAAGTTGGTATGTCTCTGAAGTGCATCAGCGGCGAAGACAAGGGTATGGAAGCACGTTTTACCACCACGTCAGTGGGCGGCAAGCGCGCAGTACAAACCTTGGCTGTTGCTCTGGCTGAGCAGGTCGAGAAAGACCAAACCAAGCCAGTGCCAGTCGTGCGTCTGAAGAAAGACCATTACGCTCACAAGTCCTATGGCAAGATTTACACGCCAGTGTTTGAACTTGTCGAGTGGGTCAGCATGGATGGCGAGTCGCCTGAAGTTAAACCAGAGCCAGAAGCAGCGCCTACACGCCGTCGCCGTAGCGCTTAACTTTCTGAAGCCCCGTGACAGGGGGCTTTGGAAAGGAGACGCTTATGAAGCAAAAATATCAAATCTCGTTCTCGGGCGGGCGCACCAGCGCTTACATGACCAAGTTGTTGCTCGACAACTGGTCAGTCCGGTACGACTTTATTGTGACGTTCGCCAACACGGGGCTTGAACACCCCAAGACGTTGGAGTTTGTCCATAACTGCGACGTTAACTTTGGCTTTAACACCGTGTGGCTTGAGGCCGTGGTTCACGAAGGCCGCGTCGCATGCACACACAAGATAGTTGACTACGCTACTGCTTCGCGCAAGGGTGAGCCGTTTGAGGCGGTCATTCAGAAGTATGGCATCCCCAACACCGCGTTCCCGTTTTGCACACGCGAGTTGAAGATCAACCCCATGAATTCCTATTTGCGTAGCCTAGGGCTTGACTACCGCACAATTCCCACGGCCATTGGGATCCGTGACGATGAGAAGCGCCGTGTCAGTAAGACAGCCGACGCCACGCAAATTCATTACCCTCTGATTGACGTGTGGCCAACAGACAAGGGTGAGATTCTTGACTGGTGGGCAGAGCAATCGTTTGACCTTGGCATTGACGAGTTTGAGGGCAACTGCCAAGGTTGTTACAAGAAGTCATCCAAGAAGCATTTCATGCAGATTGAACGCGACGCCAGCGTCTATGACTTTCACCGCCGCATGGAGCAGCAGTATCGCTCACACGGCCCGCAAGTAGGCGACCGCGTGTTCTTCCGTCAGAACATGGACACCAACGCCTTGTTTGACTTGTACAACGCAAGCAAAGATGCCCCGACCCGTAGCGCCCGCGCTGACGAAGATGGCGGTTGCTCTGAGTCCTGCGAAGTTTATGAGACTGTGATCAATGACACTTTGGCTTGACTTCGAGACTCGCAGTACATGCGACCTACGCTCTAAGGGCGTATACAACTACGCGCAGGATAGCACGACTGACGTCTTAATGATGTCCTACGCTTTCGACGATGAGGACGTGGTGACGTGGATGCCGTCCCAGCCCTTCCCCGAGCGCGTTCGCAACTACACTGGCCAGATCAGGGCGCACAACGCCGCGTTTGAGCGCTTGATTTTTTGGTATGTGTTGCAGATCAATTTTGACCTCACTCAATTTTATTGCACGGCCACACAAGCCCGCGCCAACTGCGCGCCTGGCTCACTTGAGGACGTTGGCCGCTTTGCTGGCGCGTCTATGAAAAAAGATCACAGGGGCGCGCAATTAATTCGCTTGATGTGCGTGCCGCCGTTCAAAGACTCGCCTGAACTCATGGCCGAGATGATCCAGTACTGTGAGCAGGACGTGCGCGCCATGCGTGCAATCAGCAAGGCCATGCGTGACTTGTCAGCCGAAGAATTAGAAGACTACCACGTCAACGAGCGCATCAATGATCGCGGCGTGTTGGTCGATGTGCCGCTTTGCCAAGCGGCGGTTAAGTTTGCCTCCGATGAACTCATTGAGATCGAGCAGATCGTCAAGGAAGTCACCGGCGGCGCAATCACTAGCGTCAGGTCGCCACGCATGCGTGAGTGGGTGCTTGAGCGTGTGGGCGATGAAGCCAAGAAGTTAATGGAGAAGGATGGCAAATACTCCATTGATAAGACTGTACGAGCCAATCTTTTACTCATGGAGAACCCCGATGAAGTCCCTGCCGATGTCCAAGAAGTTATCCAATGCGCCGACGACCTCTGGGCGTCGTCTGTGGCAAAGTTCAACCGACTTAGCTGTCTGGCGGATGAGGAGGATCAGAGGGTACGCGGAGCGTTCGTATTTGCTGGCGGTTCAGCAACAGGCAGAGCATCATCCTACGGCGCCCAAGTTCACAACTTCACGCGCAAGTGCGCTGACGAACCAGAAGACGTCAGGCAAGCAATGGTCAGAGGACACGCAATCGTCCCTCGGTATGGAAAGCGCGTTACCGATGTACTTAAGGGAATGCTTAGACCAGCGCTCATCCCTGCAACAGGCAAGCACTTCGTCGTGGCAGACTGGGCGGCCATCGAAGCCCGTGTCAACCCATGGCTCTCAGGGCGAGGCGCTGATAAACTGGAACTATTCCGAACTGGGGAAGACGTCTATAAAGTCAATGCCGCCGCAACATTCAATGTTCGCGTGGCAGACGTCACCAAAGACCAACGCCAGATCGGAAAGGTTCAAGAGCTTGCCTGCGGATTTGCTGGCGGCGTGGGCGCTTTTGCTGCTATGGGTCGGGCTTATGGGATCAGTCTTCCTGAGCCAGTTGCCAAACGCATGGTGGATGGCTGGCGGCGTGCTAATCCTTGGAGCGTACCTTATTGGGCGGCGCTTGAGGAGTCCTATACCCGTGCAATGAGAAACAAGGGGCGTGAATTTAAGGCTGGCCGTATAACATATTTGTTTGACGGTCAACACTTATGGTATGCCCTACCATCTGGCCGCATCTTGTGCTACCCCTATGCCAAATTGGAATCAGAGGGCGTCAGTTATGCCAAGGCGGCATGGAAGCCCGCGCAAGATGCAAAAGAATGGCCACGCGCCCGCCTTTGGAAAGGCTTGGCATGTGAAAATGTGACGCAGGCGGTCGCCAATGACTTACTCCGACATTCCCTCAGACAACTCGATGACGTTGTGCTTCATGTGCATGACGAAATTGTTGTCGAGACAGCCGACCCAGAAGCGGCAGAGAATTTAAAACGTGTGATGTGTACAGCGCCAGCATGGGCAGATGGCTTGCCCTTGGCCGCTGAAGTTGAAACTATGAAAAGGTATGGCAAATGAACTTTCTTGATTTTTTAATTTCTTTAGCCCCCGAGGGCGAAACAGCATTGATCGTGCGTCAGAAACCCATGCTCAAGGATGGTGAGTTGCAGTTTCATGCAGACGGCGCGATCAAATGCACATGGCCTGCCATGTTGCCTGACGCCAAGATTAAAAAGGACTGGGCAATCTACGGCAACACCGCGTCGTTTATCGTTGACCGCTTCAAGGATGGTCATGTGTCAGCAGGCGCGGCTTACTGTGAATATGTGCTTGTCATGGTGCTTGACGATGTAGGCACAAAGGCCAAGATCCCGCCTCTTGAGCCAACTTGGAAGATGGAGACGTCTGAAGGTTCGTTCCAATGGGGCTACGCCTTCTCAGAGCAACCTACAAAGATGGACTTTAGCGCGGCCATTAAAGCGATTGCCGATGCAGGCTACACCGACTCTGGCGCGATCAATGCCGTGCGTAACTTCCGCTTGCCTGGCTCGATCAACTTGAAGCCAGACCGCAACAACTTTGCGTCGAAGTTGGTGGAGTTCCATCCAGAGCGCGAATTTACGCTTGAGCAGATCTGTGCAGCGCTTGACGTAACGCCCGCGCCTGCTGACTCAGTAGGTGTGCGCCCGATCCGATTGACAGACGATGGCGCAGACGATGTGATGGCTTGGCTGTCTGGCCAAGGCCTGCTCTTGTCTAAACCTAATCAAGAGGGCTGGGCAGGCGTGATCTGCCCCAACTCAGCCGAGCATACTGACGGCAACCCAGAAGGCCGTTACATGCCGGCCAATCGTGCGTATTGCTGTCTGCATAGCCATTGCCTTGAAGTCGACTCCAGCGCGTTCCTTAAATGGGTGTCAGACAATGGCGGCCCCAAGCATGCGCCTGGTTTGCGTGAAGAACTGCTAACCATGGCCATGGATCAGGCGTTGTCTAAGTTGACGCCCTCTGACATGTTCACAGATGACGCCGCCGCCGTGATCGCTGAGGTTGAGCGCAAGGAGCTTGGCCGTGTTGAGAAGTCGCAATGGTATGAGCGCTTTGCGTACATCCAAGACGACGAGTCTTACTTTGACATGCAAGACCGCCGTGAGATTTCCCGCCAGACTTTTAACGCCTTGTTCCGCCACATCCCTTGCAAGTCTATACATGGTAAAAACCCTAAAGTCGAGGCGTCTGTGTCGTTTGACGAGAACCGCCAGACCATGGGCGCAAAGGCGCTTGTCGGCATTACTTATGCCGCAGGCGAGTCGGTCATTGTGGCCCGTGATGGTGATCTATATGGCAACCGTTGGCGCGATGCACGCCCTGCGGTCGGGTCTGGTGATGTGACCCCTTGGCTTGAGCATTGCAGGGCGCTAGTGCCTAACGCTGACGAACTAGAACATATCTTTGATGTGATGGCCTTCAAGGTGCAGCACCCTGAGACCAAGATCAATCACGCCGTGTTGCATGGCGGTGACCAAGGGTCAGGCAAAGACACCATGTGGGCGCCGTTCATTTGGGCAGTCTGTGGCCCGCACCTTAAGAATCGTGGCCTGCTGGACAACGACACCATGTCGTCGCAGTTCGGATATGCCCTTGAGTCTGAGATCCTGATCTTGAACGAGTTGAAAGAACCAGACGCCAAAGAGCGCAGGGCCTTGGCCAACAAATTGAAACCAATCATCGCCGCGCCTCCCGAAATGCTGACAGTCAACCGCAAGGGCCTACACCCCTACCAGATGGCCAACCGCGTGTTCGTGTTGGCGTTCTCCAATGACCCCGTGCCGATTAGTCTGGACTCGCAGGACCGCCGTTGGTTTTGCGTGTGGTCGCATGCGCCGCGCATGAGCGCGCAGGCCGCAGAAAAGATGTGGAAGTGGTACAAGGCGGGAGGCTTTGCGGCCATTAGCGGCTGGCTTGCTTCGCGTGATGTGGCCGCATTTAATCCTGGTGCAGCGCCCATGTTGACCGAGTTCAAGATGAACTTGGTCGAGCATGGCATGAGCATGGCCGAAAGTTATCTTGTCGAGTTGATGCGTACCCGCATGGGTGAGTTTTCTAAGGGTGTGGTCGCGTCGCCTTTCCATGCGCTGTGTGACCGCTTGGCAGGTGCAGCGCCGTCTGGCGTAAAAGTTCCGCAGCCTGCCTTGTTGCATGCCCTGAAAGAGGCCGGATGGGTTGACATGGGCAGATTAAAATCGCGGGAGTTTGACTCTAAAAAACACATTTTCTGCGCGCCAGATATGGTCGATGTGTCCAAGTCTGAATTGCGCCGCCTTGTCGAAGATGTGCCGTCGCCAATGTCTGTCAGGCTTGTGAAGTAAGGCAATGCCGCCGCCTACGGCGTCGACATAAAAAAAGCCCCTATTGCTAGGGGCTTGTGAGGTGTGGCAACGCTACAGATCAAGGAGAATGGCCAGTAGCGCGGCCAGTATAACCGCGATTAATAAAATCATGCTAGTAAGCCCTTTGCATGGCCTCTAACGCGCCTCTGTTAAGCAATCGGCGCGCCTCTGGGCCTTCGGCCATGGCCGCCTTGTATTCGTATTCTTCGGCCTTGCCTTGTTCGTGCCTGTAACCAAGGTCGATGTAGTAATGCTCGGTATAGGTTAGGGGTCTAAAAGGCGCGAGCGCCTCTGCTATGGTCTGGTTCATGGCAATAACTCCCTAGCGTCTGCGGTAACCTTGGCCAACTTCTCTGTGTCGCCGTCTTCGATGGCGTCTAAGAGGGCATAAACGGCGTGTTGCAGATCCGCAATCTGTGCGAACATGGCAGCCACACCTGTAAAGCCCTCAGCGTGTGCGATGGCCTCGGCTTCGTCTGGCGTCAATTTTGTTAAGTCAATCATGTTATACATCCCAGTCTTCGGTTGTTAATTTAATGTTGCAAAAGTCGGCGTGTGCCTTGTTTGTATGTTCACGCACCAAGGCACAGATGGCGTCGATTAAGTCGCGGTCCACTAAGTCGTTCATGGTGAATGTGGCAAAGGGCGCGGCCTCTACGCCTTCCGGCGTGAAGGCGTTGCCACGGTGAAAAGTGACCGTCGTGCGGTCGTAGTGCTTGGGGTCTGTCATTGTTCTGCTCCTAAGTTAATATGTACCCATTCGTCCATACTGCCGTCGACATAAGCAATGGCGTGGATGTCGTGGTCATTGAATGTGTAAACCTGGAGGGTTGGGTCACATTGTTGAAGTTGTTGGATTAGTTCTGCGACTGTCATGGTGTGGCCTCCTCTGGTAAGTGCATGGCGATAAGGTTAAGAATGTCATAGTGATTGCAGTCGTTAGGCGCAATCATTTCGTAGTAGCGCTCGCCTATGCGCGCGCACCATGTGTAAAGGTTGGCAGTCTCGCATTCAATGACCATGAACGACTCGCTACCTTCGCGCCGTGTCCACTTAGCAGGCGGCAGCACTTCTAGCAAATACCAAAACCTGTCGCGGTCAATCTCTTTAGGCGCTTCGCCATTGTTGCGGCGCATTTCTTCATAGCGGTCCATGTTCAAGCCCTCCATCCGGTCATGTCGGCGTAAGTCTTCCAAGACTCCAAGACGTGCGCGCCGTAGCGCGGGCGGCGTGTGCAGATGTTGACATACTTCATTTCGGCGCGTTGGCGGGCGGCGCGCTCAATCTGCGCGGCCTCGTCGATGGTGTTGCACTCAACGATCAGTTTGTTGGTACGGCCTTTGGCGTAGCCCCAACCACTCATGAATTTGTCGGTCATAGTTACATAGAACATTTTTAGCACTCCAGTTGATCAATCAATGCTTGCGCTTGCGCGTAAGTGTCAAATAGGTTGTCGCCGTTTGTATCGTGGACATAATCGCCGTTGGCGTTTTCAACCATGTAGCCGTCGTTTGTTTTGATAATTTTCATTTTTAGTTTCTCCTTAAATTGACGCCAGTCTGATGTGGCGCAGGCTTGCAAGAATGGCCGTGTGAAGCATGGCCGCATTTTTGGGGTTGTCGATTGACATGTGGTCGGGCGCTGTGCCAAGGTCGCTGGCATAGTCGCGGGCAGATTCGTATGAGTCGAAGGCCATGGCCGTCTGGCCATGTTCAACGACAAAGGCAGACCGACCGACGCGGTCGGCTAAGTCTGAGCAGGGATAAGCAAAGCAGATGGAATATGTCATGATTAACTCCAAAGAATGTCAAAGTAAGCCAATGCGCCTACGGTTAAGAGAAGGCCAATGGCCACGGCAGTCAGAATGTCATAGATGGTGTGTTTCATGTTTTGGCTTTCAAGAAAATAAAATTACAGAGTAAGAGAGAAACAACGCGCAGAGGCAGAACAAACCAAAGGCGACAAGGGCAAAGGTATCTTTCATGCTAAGTACTCCTCAAAAATGCCGTTGTAATGTGTCTTCACATAGCGCGTCGCCTGCACCATGGCCGCGTCGATGTCAGACTTGAGGCGGCGAATGTATCGGCCTTGATCGTACAAACGGATGAAACCGTCAGCGCCGACAATCACAGCCACAATGCCGTCGCCGTCGCAACAAAACTCACCAATAGCTTTATCGGATCTGGGATAAAAATCCCACTCGCCGAAGTCTTTGCTTTTCAATTGATCTAGTGTGTACATGATCAAACCTCCAAGTATTTGTTAAGGCGAGCTTTAGCGATGGCCAAAGTTTTAGCGCGGAAACGTTCGACGATTGCGCCGTTGTTCCAAATTACGTATTGATTCTGAGCAGACCAAAACGTCAATGTGTACCAATTCATAAGAAATCTCCCTTTTGTGTTGCTGATGTGGAGATTGTAAAGCATTTCTTTGCACGCTACACAATTTGTCAATAAATATTTTACATAGGACTTTCCCTAGGTTTGTGGACCATGCGTGGATAAGAATGTGGACTTAGTGAGGGTTGACGATTGTCCACACGCAAAGCCAACAACGGCGCGGTCTGCGAAGTGTTGTGGACAATGTGGATAATAAAAAAAAGATAAAAGTTTGAAGTAGAGATATATTTATAGCATGGTGTCACGCTAGGTTGACGTCTCATCCGGCGCCGATTTAAAACGGTGGTCCAAATGGTCCACATTGTCCACAAATCCACGCGCAGGGAATTCCCACGCAAAAAGAAAGAACTGGCGCGAAAGAAAAATGTGGATCATGTGGGCTATTGCAAAATGATTGTCCACATTGTCCACACATTGCGTGGCCGTGCGACTTGTAACTGATGGTCCACATTGTCCACATGACCCACACGACCCACGGCTACCAGGTAAAACCCTACTGGCAACAAGGGCATTTCAGGCCAAGGGGGAGGGGGTAGGGCCGAGCGCAAAGGGCCAGCAAAAACGTAGCGTTCACGAACAATTTTTTTTCTTACAGAATTTTTATTTTTTGTTGTAAACTCACAACCACTCGCAAACGCGCAGGAGAACACATGTTCCATTCGATTCCATTTACACCGCGCAAGGTCGAAGCGACAGAATCGCGCTTGAAAGCGGTATATGACGCGGCCAAGCTGGGCCTCAAGGGGGATGCCTTAGCCTTAGCGGCGGGCATGCTGCCTATTGAATACAGACAACTCACGCAACTTGACCCCGTGGTGGAACTCGCCGCGCAAAAGGGCAAAGCTGATGGTGAGATAGAACTTTCGCAAGTACTCCACGCGGCAGCCAAACAAGGCGACGCCAAGGCAGCGTTAGAAATCCTCAAGCATCAACACGGCTGGGTGGCCAAGCAGGCCATATCTGTCGAAGTGGATCAGCGCATTTCCATCACTGGCGCGCTGGCCGAAGCAACCAAGCGAGCGTTGACAGTCGAAGACGCCAACATCATAGAACCACAAATCCATGCAATCGACCATATACAGCGCTGAAGACGAACAGGAGTTGATGGCCAGATTATGGGCGCCAGCGATCAAAGACAACCCCTTGGCGTTTGTGATGTTTGCGTTTCCTTGGGGTCAGCCTGGCACGCCGCTTGAGCATTTCAAAGGCCCACGCAAATGGCAGCGTGAAGTCCTCCAAACCATCGCCGACCACATCACACAGAACAAAGGCCAACTAGACTTCAACACCCTACGCCACGCTGTCTCATCTGGCCGTGGTATTGGTAAGTCGGCGTTAGTCTCGTGGATCACGATCTGGATGCTCACGACCCGCATCGGCTCGACGACCATTATCTCAGCCAACAGTGAGTCTCAGCTACGCTCTGTCACATGGGCCGAGATTACCAAGTGGCTGGCGATGGCGCTCAACAGCCACTGGTTTGAAGTGTCGGCCACCAGACTGATGCCAGCCAAGTGGCTCACGGAATTAGTCGAGCGTGATCTTAAGAAAGGCACACGCTACTGGGGCGTTGAGGGACGGCTGTGGTCAGCCGAGAATCCTGACGCTTACGCGGGTGTCCACAACTTCGACGGTGTGCTGGTGGTGTTCGACGAGGCGTCTGGTATTGACGACAGCATCTGGGCGGTCACAAGCGGATTCTTTACAGAGAACACGCCTAACCGCTTCTGGATGGCCTTCAGCAATCCACGGCGCAACACTGGGTACTTCTACGAAGCGTTTAACAGCAAACGGGAGTTTTGGACGACCAAAGTAGTAGACGCTCGCACGGTCGAGGGAACGGACAAGCAGGTCTACCAGCAGATCATCGACGAATATGGCGCTGACTCATCACAGGCGCACGTCGAGGTGTACGGTCAATTCCCCTCGGAAGGCGACGATCAGTTCATATCGGCAAGTTTAGTGGACGAGGCGATGAAACGTAGTCCTTACCGCGATGCCAGTGCCCCGATAGTGATCGGCGTAGACCCCGCCCGCTTTGGCGCGGATGCAACAGTCATCGCTATCAGGCAAGGGCGGGACATTATTGCTATTCAGCGCCACAGAGGCGACGATACCATGACCGTAGTTGGTCATGTGATCGAGGCGATTGAGGAATACAAGCCCGCGCTGGTCGTGATCGACGAGGGTGGCCTTGGGGCTGGTATTGTGGATCGCTTGAAAGAGCAGCGCTACAAAATCAAAGGTGTCAACTTTGGCAATAAATCGGCAAATCCGGTCATGTATGGCAACAAAAGGGCCGAAATGTGGGGCAAAATGAAGGATTGGCTGAAAACTGCTTCAATCCCGCTTGACAGATTCCTCAAAACTGATCTAATTTCGCCTATGATGAAGCCCGACTCCAAAGGGACTATTTTTTTGGAGTCGAAAAAGGACATGAAGGCACGCGGATTGGCCTCGCCTGACGCGGCTGACGCTATTTGCGTCACTTTTGCCTTCCCAGTAGCCCACCGTGAGGCGCGTGAATCCACGCAGCGCCGAGCGTACAATGGCAGAGGCGTGGTTGCAACTTCTTGGATGGGATCGTAATGGCTAAGAAAAGTGTGTCTCTAAGCGTTGGTCGCGGTGAGAAGTTGCCGGTCAGCAAAGGTGCTGGCTTGACCGAGAAGGGCCGCGCTAAGTACAATGCCGCAACGGGTTCTAACTTAAAGGCGCCAGCGCCTAACCCCAAGACTAAGGCAGATCAGGGGCGCAAGGATTCATTTTGTGCAAGAATGGGCGCCGTAGCGGCCAACGCCAAGGATGGCGAACGCGCTAAAGCAGCTCTTAAACGATGGAAGTGTTGATATGGCTACCAAACCCGGCTTATATGCCAATATCCATGCAAAACGTGAGCGCATAGCCGCTGGCAGCAAAGAAAAGATGCGCCAGCCAGGCGACAAAGGTGCGCCAACTGCCAAAGCGTTTAAAGAATCTGCCAAAACAGCGAAGAAGAAATAATCATGGCACTGGTTAAATCAAAATCACCCGAAGCCTTTCGCAAGAACGTCAAAGCTGAAGTTAAAGCTGGCAAGCCCGTCAAGCAGGCCGTGGCCATCGCGTATTCAGTCAAACGTGAAGCAGAAAAGAAGAAAAAATAATGGCTGATCCAACCGGAATGGTCGCAGTAGCCAATGTGGCTGCTGGCGGCAAACCACCAAAGTCTGACTCAGACATTCTGACAACCGCCCGCGCTCGGTTGGACATGGCAGTCGCCGCGCTGGCCGAGAGTCGTGAGGATGAAATTGACGATCTGCGCTTTTATGCTGGTTCACCCGACAATCACTGGCAGTGGCCTGCTGACGTATTGGCCACTCGCGGTGCGGTGCAGGGTCAGACGATCAACGCACGTC